CCGGCGCCACCGTGGCGTAGTTGTGTTCCTCCCCGCTGCGGCGGTCGGGGACCATCGTCTGCCCGACCATCTCCGGCACCACTTGCTCGACCTCCTGGGCGATCAGCCCGTAGCGCATCTGCGCCGCGTCCGGTCCGCCGCCCATCGGCGCGTCGTCGCGATAGCGGAAGGAGACCGGCCGCAGTTGGCGCAGCGCGTCCAGCCCGCGCTCGTAGGGCTCGATGTCGCGCTTCAATTCGGCGCCGCTAAAGGTGCGCCAGAAGCCCTCGACGTTGTAGGTCACCCCACCGTTGAACTGCACAAAGGTGTTGGTGGTGCCGAGGTAGGTGAATAGGTGGAAGTTGTTGGAATAGTAGTTGTACCCGGTCGAGTACAAGGTCAGGCAGGGATACCCGTTTGGGGTCAGGATGGTGAAGGCGTCCTGCGCCCCCATGTGGGCGAAGGGTGCGTTGCTTATGTAATAATACGGGGTGTTTACCGACCCTGACCCGGTGACCCGGCCGCTGATGATGCAATCGGAATAGCCGTAGATCGTGCCGGTGACGCTGAGGTAGCTGGCGGTGATCAGCGGCCCGCTGGCACTGATCTGGTTAGCACACCCGATGTTGCCGTTGGCGTTGAGGTTCCAGGTGATGATGGTGCCCTGGTAGACCTGGAAGTTGCCGGCGGTGGTCAGGTAGTTGCTGCCGGCGTCGTACAGGGGGCTGCACCCGCCGATCTGCCAGGTGCCGGCGATATAGCCGTTGCTGTAGGCGTTGAGCGCGCCGGCCACCGAGAGCCCGCCCGAGGCGATGGCGAGGCCGTTGTAGACGGTCCCCCCGCTATTGAACGTGGTGGCGCCGGTTACCGAGATCCCGCCCGAGGCGACGTTCAATCCGTTAGAGACATAACACCCGCCATACAGGGCTGTGTAGGCTGAGACGCCAAGGTTGCCGGATTGGACGTTTAGTCCGTTGTAGATGTTGGCGCCGCCATTGACCACCAGACCCCTGGTGATCGTCGCGCTGTCGACGTAGATGCCTTGCCCCGTGGTGAGCTGCCCGACGACAAAAAGGCTCTGGTAGAAATGCCCGTGGCCGCTGAGGTCGATCTCGAAACGCACCGCGCTGGCGGTCTCGTCGGCGACCAGGTAGCTGCCGCCGGGGCCGCATCCCTCGGTCCAGTCGCGGGTGCCGCCGACGATGTAGTGGGTGCGGGCGTAGAACCCGTGGTCCGCGTAAATCTGCCAGGGGTCGTTGCCGCCGGGGATATAAGCCCGCCCGCCGCCATTCAGGTAGGTGTACTGGTTGACGGTGAGCTGGCCGAGCGCGTTGGCGTTGTTGTGCAGGTAGATGAGCTGACCGACGCCCGCATAGATGTCGGTCGTGCCGGTGTGACCGCCGCCGATCGACAACTGGTTGACCGTGTTGATCCCGATAATGCCTCGTGGATTGTTGCTCGGGTCGCGCCCGTAATAGAACGCGTTGTTCGGGATGACGATGTTGCCGGCGTTGCCGGTCACCCAGACCGAACCTCCCGACGCCGTGTCGAGATAGATGCTGCCGCTGGAGCCGCCAGCGACGTGCACCGAGTTGTCGGAGAGCAACCCGACGACGGGGCGGGCGGTGCCGCCGGTATCGCGGCCCGACCACGACACATTGTTGGCGACCACCGGGGAGCCGTTGATCACCACGTAGGGCGATGAGCCGTCATTGATATAGACGTTGTTGTCGCTCGACTTGATGATCAGACCGCGCGCCGTGCCGCCGGTGTCCCGGGCGTAGTACCAGGTGTTGTTGGCCAGGACCGTCGAGATGCCAGATTGAAACTGGATGTTGCCCACCATCGTGCCGCCCGCCAGCGGCAGGTAGGCGCCGAGGTTCGGTCCCGGCGGGATGAGCGCCAGCATGTATGCCGACAGCGCCGAGGAGAACTCGCCTATCCAGGCGATGTCGTTGCCGTCGTCGGGGATGTATTGCTGGAGTTGCTGGCTGATCCACAGGCACAGCGAGTGCGCCACAAAGGTGCCCTGTCGCATCGCCTTGTTGTGGAAATTGGAGCGGGCCAGCCCCGGCAAGGCGCCGGTCGGGCGCTGCGGGTCGGCGTTGTAGTCGGCCTGGCTCTCGATGTTGGCGCCGCCGCCCACCGCGTACATCAGGAAGTCGGTGCCCACCGTGCCGAGCGGCGTCACCTCGTCGCGCGGTGTGAGGTCGAGCGGCGCGCCGCCGTCAACCGAGGGAGCGTTGTCACTCATACCGTTACTCCCCCAAGATGATTGGCGAGATACCCAACCCCGGCGGCACCAGGGTGCCCCAGGCACCCTCGTCCCACCCCGCCACGGAGCTGGTTTCGGCGTCCCAAGCGAATAGCGGCACGCCGGGCTCGGTCTGAAAGATGTAGCTGATCAGCGCGATGCCCTCGGGCTTCAGGTCCATCTGGCCGCTGGTGAATAGCGACAGCAGCACGGTGTCGGGGGCAGTCTCCCACAGGAGCCCGTACATCATGGTCATGTTGCCGTAGTCCTGGATCACCACCTTCAATCCGGTCCAGTGGAACAGCGTGTCCCACGCGGCATAGGCGGCGGGGACCGAGCCGTCCCAGTGGTTGGCGATGACCGTGGCGTACAGCAGCAGCCGGTAGTGGTAGTCGTCCAGCCGCTGCAAGGCGTTCTGGCTGTCGAACGGCCCCTTCCAGTTGGCCTGGTTCCACCCCATCCCCTCGAAGTCCCACGAGAAGAACGGGTTGGGCAATTCGATCCAGCGCGACTTGCCGACCCACTGGCCGGTGAAGTCCTCCTGCTCGCCGTGGCTGTAGTCGAGGTCGAACAGCCCCGGCAAGGTGGCGGCAAGCGTCGTGTCGGCCACCACCGGGTCGACCGATAGGGAAACCGTCTTGACGTATTTCGGTCTCGGTTTGTGCTCGCTGGTGATCAGCCCCAGCCAGTGGTCGAGCGGCTGCACCGGGAACGGCAGCGGGTAGGCTGGCAGCGGCTCCAGGAGCTCCGAGCGCAGGAGCTGGGCCGACACCATCGTGGTGATCCGGCCGCCCCGGGTCAGCGCGAACAGCGGCTGGGCGGTGCCCTGGAGCCTGACGGTGGTCTTTATCCTGGCGGGCCAGAGAAACGAAATGCCGAGGGGTACCTGCCGGTCCGACCACCCCTGTAACGCGCCGACAGTCTTGATCTGGCCCGAGAGAGAGATCGTGCCGGAGACTTGGCTCTGGCTGCGTGCCGCTGATGTTGAGGCCAGGCGGGCGGCGAGGCGCAACTGCGGCACCAGGCTGGCGGCAACGATCTGCGCCTGGCTGGTGACGACGATGCGGCCACTGAGAAAGGAGCCGAGCCCGAAGGCGGCGATGCGCGCCGCAGCGCTGGTGCGGATGCGCCCCGAGAGAACCGGCAGCGGCCCGAGCTGCGCCGATTGCCCGGTGCTGGTGGTCTTGATCCGGGCCGCGAGATTGCGCGGGCTGACGGTGAGGACGAGGCGGGCGGCGCTGTGGGTGGTAACCCGCCCGGTCAGAACGAGCGTGGTCGCCAGCGGCGTTGCCTGCATGGGGTTAGGCGCTGGTCAGGATCAGCGACGCGATCGGGAAGGTCGGCTGCACCCCGGCGATGATCTGCTGTCGCACGATCTTGCGCACCATGCCGTTGCCGCTGGAACTGGTGTTGACCACGGTGCCGGCGTTGTTGACCGAGAACGTGTCGGTCAGCGGGTTCTGCACCGTCAAGATGCCGGTGAAGTTGCCCTGGCTGAAGCTCGGCGACACGCCGCCGTACTCGGTCGAGAAGATCACGCTGTCGCCCGCCAGGTAGCCGTGCTGCGAGGCGCTGAAGACGGCCGGCGAGGCGGCGCTGATTTGGGTCGGCAGCCACGCGAAGGAGCCGAAGTAGTCCCAGGCGATCAGGTTCCCCGCTGTCGGCGCGTCGTACAGCCCAAAGGCCACGATGGAGCCCCAGTCGCTGGTCGAAATCGCGAAGGTGATCCCTTGCGCGTTGGTGATCTGGCTCGGGCTGGAGCCGCTCGGAGCGTTCCAGGCAGCGGCGGTGGTCGAGGCCCTGGCGTAGGCGCCGCCGGTGACCTCGGTAAAGCCCGTTCCCGCGTCGTTGCCCGCCGCCGTGAACAGCGCGACATAGCTGCTCGGCATCGGAAAGATTGCGGCTTTGCCGGTGATGTGCCCGAGGAGCCCTTGGGCGGTTCTGTCCGTCAGTCCGGTCATGGGCTTTCCTCTATGGCAGGATCGAAATTTGGATGTTGCTGATGTCGGCCGTTGCCGCCTCGATGTACGAGACCGTCACGTCGGTCTGGGCGAAGGGCGCCGCGTCGCGCGACTGGCTGACCACGGTGACGTCGTAGGTCAGCCCGTCCGGCTCGGGCAGTTGCGTCGCAGCGATCAGCTTCGAGTAATACGAATCGTAGCCGATCGGCAGACCCGTCAGGTAGGCGATGACGCTATCGGCCATCTGCTGTTCGATCGTGGCGGTAAAGCCCGGCAGCGCCCGCACCTGAATGTGCACGCTGATCGGCACCAGCCGCAGCTCGAAGAAGTTGATGATCGACGGCACCCCCCGGCTGTCGAATACGAGAATCGGGGTGTCGCCATAGGTCGGGGAGCCCGGCGTCTTGCGCAGCGCAATGGCGTTGGCGATGTCCTGCGCCGAGCCGCCCTGCACCACCGCCGCCATCGCATAGGCCGGAATGCCGTTCTGGTCGGGCAGGTTGGTCGCGTTCTCGTAGACCATGACTCGGGTGACGCCGACCAGATCCTCGATGGCGCCCTGGATGCCTTCGACCACGGTTTGGCTCGGGTTGGCCACCGACTGCGACTGCCGCCGCCGCAGCGCCGCGTCGCTCTCGACCGGATTGCCGCGATCGGCCTCGGTGGGGTTCTCCACCGTCTGCCAGCCGGGCACCGGGGTGACGATCTCGGTGATCGCCCCGGCATTGGCTGGCACCGCGCCCGCTACGGTACAGATCGCGGTGACGATGATCTCG